TTATTATTTGGATTGAAGTCCTCTAACTTATACTTCATTATTTAAGTTTAATAATCTCTCATCCATTATTTTATCGACAACATCTAATTTTTCATCCCTACCGTGATAACCGAATGTGTTTAATAAAGTATGATTGTCATCTATTGGATTTTGAATAACGAAATTTCTTGCAATTGTATGTGGACATATCTTCATACCAAGTTCTATTAATTCCTTTCGATATTCCATAACAATAATGGTGTCCTCGTTATTACATTTTCCATATTTGTCCGGATATGGTATTGTTTTTGTAAACTCCATTAATTTTTTAGACCTCAAAGTAAATCCACCTCCACCTATTCTTTCGATTGGATTGAAACTTATATTAGTATCTAACGGTAATGGTGCACCGACGTAATCATAATCATAATATTCATCACTCCACATTTCAGGATTTAAGGGATAACCATCATCTTGAAATGACAAACCAAAATCTGTTGTAACATAATCGGATAAATTATGTAAACACCATTTATTATAATCCTCATATGTTGATCCACTAATTTGTATGTGAGTGACACCACCAACCTCAGGGTTCACTGGTGATATGAATATAATTTCGTGAAAGTCAAAAAATGTTACCATGTATGTTAAAGATTTTTTAATTCTATTTAACATTTTTCTATGACTTGGATTGTGTTCCTCAAATGGTTTACCTTGAAACCCCACCGCCGTAATTCTTTTTAAATCTAATTTCATATATGTTTAATTATGTGTTGGTAGAATAAATCTCCCATTACTTTATGACCAGTACCACCTAAATGAAAATCTTTAATTTTTCCATCGGTTTCCTCCACTATTTTATAACCACCGTTTTTATTTGTAATTGTAAAAGCGTTATCGTGTCTGTCCTTTATCATATCATTTAATAGATATTGATTTTTTTCTAAAAGATTATCGGCATTATATAACACACCATTATCTATTGACCAATAGAAGACATTAAATCCTACCGATTTAGATAGTTGGTTAACCATGTTTTCATAGTCATATAACTCATCAACATAAGGTTTAAGTGTTCTGTTTAGAACAATTGATTCATGACACTCTTCACTGATTGGTGAGTCGAGGTTATTAATTTTGCCTGGCCCTAACTTTAACCATGTATTGTTGTTCAATGCTAGTCGATACCTTTCTAAAAAAGTCCATTCGATAATAACAATATCGTTTATGTTAAACTCACTACATCTCTTACAAACTTCTTGAAATATTTGTTGGTTACCTGAAGCCCCTTCTCCGTAATTCTTTAACTGATAATTTAAATTTTCGGATAACACAATTGGCCATGACTTAGGATATTCTCCACCCACATGTTCTTTATACTCAACATAGGTATCCACACTACATGTATTATAGTCTTCAGTGAAACTACAACCAAATGTGAATAGTGTATTCATGTTATTTAAATCTTTTGTTTAATATAACTAAATAATTTTTAGAAATCAAATCGTATTGATAAAAATCTTGTTCGACATACTTGTCACCTGTTTTAATGAAAACTGTTTTATATTTCATAATATTTTTATCACCCAACTCATCCCCCCAACTGGCATCAACATATCCGATATCTTTGATTCCATCTTTATTGTAATCATAATAGAGTAATATACTCTTAGCCCCATCTAAAGATTTAGTGTTTCTGTTGGGATTAAATTCAATCTTGGTTTTATCAATGACATATTCACCGTTAACTTTGGTGTATATAAAAATATTCCAATAGGACGATTTACCGTTGATACCGAACCCATTAGTTGTAATGATGTTTCCCGTTCCCTCCTCGACAATGTAAGATGTGTTAGCATTTTGTTTACCATATAGTGGGAACGATTCAACATCTGAATTACTAAATCTACCATTACCTTTATTAATTATTAATCTTTGCTTTAAATTATTTTCTTCAGCCGAAGATGTGATAAGGTCTAAGTTCTTATCTCCATTAACATCCTGAATTGTTATGTCGTTTATCTTACCACTACATGTGGAACATTCAGTTCCTATGTTTACTACGTTTGGAAAATTCTTAGTATCTGACGCAAATAAAGTATAGTTGTTCTCATTGAAGTATGTCGGTCCAGGTACCCCCCAATATATGAAAACAAAATTGTCTGCGGCGATTACTAAATCTACATTACCATCGTTGTTTAAATCGCCAGCATCACCATTTAATACAAAAACATTTGCCAATCCACAACAACTTGACGGTACACTATATTTTATATTAACTGTCTTATAATTGTAACCACCTGAACCATCACTAATTAACATTCTAACCGGTAGATTATCACTGTCACCCGCAAATATGATTAAGTCAACATAGTTGTCGTTATTCATGTAATATGGGACCACTTTAATTGCTTTGGGTAATGTAATGATTGACTTATCGTTTAACAATGTGGTGTCCTTGTAATTACCTGTCTTGGGGTCAAACAATAAAAAAGACAGACCAATATATGGGTCGGCACCAGGTGTGAAAACATCCACCCAACCATCTAAATTAAAGTCGCCGGCAACAGATCCACCCCAACCACCATTAATAAAATTATGTTTATAGGCAAATGAATTTTCACTAACCAATGGGTTTTGAAATGTTTGTATAATTAAATCATTAGGTGTCCCAGTTCCTCTTAACCAATATTCTTTACCTAATTGTTTTGCGTTTGGGTTAACTTTGTAACCTTCATATAGGGTCGGTTTGATTACGGGTGGTACAATGGGTACAACAATTTCTTTTTCACAAGAAATAAGAATGACCGACAATAAAAAAAGTAGATACCTCATGTTATAAATTTTAACAAAGATATCTACTTTTCTAGTATATTCCAAATTTATTTAGAAAATAATAAATCTATTTCTTTTTGTTTTTTACTATAAATGTACTCCTCCAATTTAAGTTTATTAGATTCACTTTTATGATAGGTGTTATGGAACAAGATGTCCATATCTTTGTCGGTGCAGTCCTTTAAAAATTTACAAAACTCTTCGTAATTGTTATTAAATTCAACATTCAAAAAATAAAAACCATTGATAATCAATTGATTATACACTTCTTCTTGTAATAGAACGTAAGAAGGTGTCGGGACTAAGAATGTTTTCAGTGTCTTCTCACTAAAAAATAAACCAGTTAACACTCCGTGTGTTTCTTGTGGTTGGGTTTCTGTTACGAGATTAAACTTACAGGAGTTGTAGTCGATAACAAAGGGGGTGTGGTATTGATTGTAGTTATTAAAATACCAAAACCAATCTTCTTCAGTGTACTTCTTCTCATATATTTTTCCGGTCAACAAGGCATCGTTAATTGTTTTGTCCCTAATCGAACTAATTGATTTTGAATAAAGAAACACCTTATCCAATCTATTTGAGTTGGTATATAAATGATTTCCCTTTTGGAAATAATTGAACCCTAATTTAGTGTAGAAGTATGTGAGTGAATATCTAAAGTCTAATATGAATCTATTCCCCATGTTTGTTTGGAAATCAGACACTATATTTTTATTTCCATTCCTCGACAACACATTGGTTGATGTGAAATAGTATTTTATCTTAGTCAGTTTGTTTAGTGGTCTTGGTTCGTTATCGTAAACCGTTTCTGACATGTAGTTAACCAATGAATAATTGAAGTTTTTAATCTCTTCAGTTTCAAATTTAGTAATGTAGTGATTAACCTTATCAAAGTCACATAAAACAAAATGAACATAGTTCTTCTCGGTTAAAAGATTCACTATGTTCATCACAGTATTTTCATTACTATTAGTTATTTGTACGATATATTCTCCGTCGTTAATACGGAAGACAATGTAGTTGTTACTAACAGAAACAATCTCAGAACTTGGTGACAAATAATAAACCCAATATAAAACTATATCGGTACTCACACACAAAACAACTTTACTATCTACAATTTGGTCAATAGTTAAAATGTTTTGTTTGTCTTTGTATTTGTCAAATAAATTCATTTAGATTTTAATATAACTAATTCCTCCTTGAGTTCCTTTTAGTGGATTACTAAATCTCTGCTCCGCTAATTTCCTTGGAATAATTTTACCACCCTTATGAAATAACGCCCATTTCCATGTTTTGTCTGGTTTATATCCAGGACCCTTCCAATGGTGGTGAGCACCTTTTTCATACTTTTCTAATTTAGTGATTGTTGCCTCTAAAACAAATTCATCTGAAACTTCAAGATATCTCATACCCTCATATATCTTATCTCTCTTAGGACAATTATACATTACCGCATAACCACAGTCCTTTGATATTTCAAGATCATCATTACTTCTTGCACTAATAACAATTGCCAATTCATCACTAGATGGAATGACCTTTGATTTAGTTACTTTAGGTAACACCTCAATTAGTTTTGCGATGTTACCACGGTGTGCTCTAAGAGCCTCTTGTCTTGTTTCGTAAAGTGTTGTTATTTCTCTACCATCTAACAACTGTACTCTATATTGTTTTTCTAATATCATGATTTGTATAATCTATTGTTGTTGTATAATGCCACAGGATTCCCTTCGGCAATCAAACCATACTCTCTAGTAACGTTCTTATGAATTGAATCTTTTGGTTCGTTGATGTATTTTGCAATTATATTACAAAAACCATAATTGGATTCGTCCACCTGTTCCTGTTCAGTTCCAGGTAAACCACAATAGTATGCCTCACCAACTTCGCTGATGAACATTCCAGAATAGAATCCTCTAAGTTTAAACATGTCTACAAATTTATCGGCGTTACACCAAATATAAACATTGTTGGTTTTACTTTTCAAATATGGAACAACCGATTGGTCAATGATGTATGCACCGGCGTTTTTGAATTTCCCAACTGAGAATAATCCACCTGGACTGCCATGACCCATCATCATGATTCTATCGTGTTCTAATATTAACTCGATTAGTTCTGTTTTACTTACACCACCAGTTATTACAGTTTTGTTTTGGATTGGTGCATAAACAATATCCAAGAATGAAGTACTACTATCTTCTGGATGTATTATTAATGTTTTCATTTTATTTAATTTTTGAACTGATTTTTTCGTAAATGTTAGATGTCAAATCTCGATAAGCATCCTCATTTTTAACTCTACTTCTGTGTTGTGCAATTGCGTGAATAACACTTGTGTGGTCTCTACCACCAACTAATTCACCAATATGTACCAATGAATAATCATAATGGTCTTTCATGATTGAACAAAAGATAAAACGAGCATTTACAATTTCTTTCTTTCTTGACCTCGAAACAATATGGTGGACACTAACCCCCGACTCTTTAGAGATAATGTCTAATATGTCTTCTTTTGATAGTTTAACACGACTTGTTCTTGTCTCCTCTAAAATCTTTCTCTTGTCTCCCATTGTAAGTTTTAACCCAGGAAATGAGTAAGGACTAATTGTTACTTTTTTTAACATGTAATTGTTTTAGAGTACAAATATAGGGATGTTTTTGGAATATTCCAAAAATATTTAGAAATTTCCAAATAAAAATTGGTACACAACTTCAGGTACTTTTGTACAAATTCTTTCGTTACCTTCAGAATCGGCACATTTAATATGAGGTAAATTTTTAATATATTCTCTCATGTATTTTGGTCCTTTCTTAAGTCTATTAACGACCGAATCTCTATCGTACAGTTTATCTGCATCGTAGTATTCCAATAGGATTCTGTTAAGTTGTGATTCTGATACTATTACTTTCATATTAATAAATATCTAATCAAATTGTTTTATCTTCTTTGGGTACCTCGTCTTGGTATATTAATTGTTCTCTCTTCCGGGTTATTATTAACCAACATCATTCTATCAATAATAGACTCGGGGATTTCTGTCATTTCTGAAACCTCCATCTCAACTTGTGGTTCTTCACTTTCACTTTCAACTTCCGGCTCATAGTTCTCCCTACGGATTGCATCTGTGATTCTCATACTTAATGGTCGTTCAACTGGTGTTGGTTCATCAGGTTGTTCCATTGATAACGAACTACTTCTGTATGTGTTAGATTTTAGTAACATGTCCTCTTTAGTTCTCATATCGTCATCCAACATATAACGATTTGTTTTAACTTTAGGGTCCTTAACATAATCGCGAATCAGTCCAATTAATTCCAATGTTAATTCAGAATCTGTTGAGTCGATACGGGTATCTTTTTGATTCCAATATGAAAATTCAGGGTCATTTTTATCTAATGAATAAAACGAAGCAACTTTATATCCGGTTACTTTATTAATACAATAAATCAAAACACCTTTAGATGAGTACTTAGTAAAATATTCAGGATTAGTTTCTTGAGTTGTACACCATTTAGTATTAGAACCATATTTCTTTGATGACACATAAGTTAATGGTCTAATCAATAACCACTCATCATCCTCATGTATTTTAATAATCTGACTTTCCATTTCTTTCATGTCGACTTTCATATCGGCAAGACTAACGGATGACATGATTTCCTCAAATGATTTATATTTTGTCAAATCATTCTGAGACACTAAACCTCTTTCGTTATATTCACAGAATTTTCTAAATGTTTGTAAATCCTGAACATTAAAGAAAGAGTCTAAAAAACGATACACCAAAAGTAATTGGATGTCCGAAAATTGAGACAATGAATCTTCACTAATGAAATTAAAGTTACTTGTTATGTACTGTTTAATTTCTTTGACGTGATCCTTAATGTTAGGTGTGCTCTTCATCAGTCTAAGTAAGGTATCGGTATACTTAGATTTTCCTTCGGGACTAAACAATTCTAAAATTGAGATAATATTTAGGTTGTTGTCTGGGTTTAGTTTCAGGTCTTTAATTTTAGACATGTTTTTAGTTTTTAATTTATGTAGATAAATTTAGATTTTTTATATTCTTTTCTATCAATTTCGTTCTGTTCCCAATTTCTAATAACATCTTCCGCTTGTGATTTATATTGAAATGGATATGAACCGGATACCCAAACCTTAAAAGGTAACGGGAAATAATTTGTCATGGCCCAAACTTTTCTTTGTGCCAAATATTGTGTTTGTCCATTCAAAACCCAAGTTTCAATACGATACTTTGGTTTTGCCTCTAATGTTATCACTCCCAATAACATTAAAAATATAATTAACTTTTTCATATTACTTTCTTTCGCCGTCTAAATAAAACATCAACCCGAATAAAAATGTTAAGATATATCTATACATCTCAACGGGTTGTTCAAATTTAAACTCCTGTGTTACATATGCCCCCAACATAAATGCTGACATTAATGCCAATATTTTTGACATCCATTTAGGGAATATTCTTTCTTCCATATTAATAAAATTTTCTCATCACCTCAATGACATCCCAAGCATCTTCAAGTGCATCATGTGTAACAATACCACGAATACCTGCACGTTCTTTACACTGTGTTAGGTTTGGTAATGATTTGTCACCTATCCAATCAACCAATAAGATGGCTGGGTCCAATACTCTCTGTCGAGTACGAATTAACTTTTGCCACCAAGGAAGTTCTTGTAAGAATAATTTATCGAAAGTCCCAAAGTTTTTACCAGCAACATTCAATGTAATTGGTTTAGTTTTCCCGTCGATGATGGGTATTAATTTTCCGTTCACGTGAGTAGATGGCGAATCTAAGTCTGAGAAACCGTTACACCAAAGAAATTTATAAAACTCTTTGATTACTTCTTCTTCTTTATAGAAACTATAATTAAGAATGGTATCCATATTAAATCTAACCTCATCACCACCCTCCAAATATTCACCAATCATTGCAATTAAACCTTTGTTCATTGTAAGTGCTCTTGGTGAACCTGTGATTTCATTTTGAAGAATAACGGCATTAAACTTAGGACATTCTTCGTATGGTAATTTCTTTTCGGTATCCTCAATGATGGCTCCGATAGATAATACTTTGTGTTTCTCGTGGTCAAGACCTGATGTCTCGATGTCTATTGATACGTACTTCATATTGAGCTCTTTTTTTCGTCGTGTTCTTTAACTAATTCATTTATTTTACTTTCAATTCTATTCCCTATCACCGCTTCTAAACCTTTATCTTTCCAATTGGTTTCAAAATAAAATCTTGCCATGTTAAATTTCAATTTAACTTGGTGTAACTCAAAACCCGGTATTAAAATTAAATCTTCCATTTCTTTATCCAAGTAATCGGTTACTTCGGGAATATTAAAACCTAAACCATACCAACCTTCGGGTATGTATGGTTTATATTTCTCGTTAAACTCTTGTGAAGTCATTAGTATTTGTTTTTATCTGATTTACCTAAGTGTACTCGACCTTTAATGGTTCCGTTGAAATTATCCTCTTCAATTTTTCTATCCACAATCAACGAGGTGCTGTTAAGACTTACCATTTCTTGAAGTGTCTTCTTTGCAATTGAACCCACATATTTTCTTTTGTGTTTAGTATTGTCCGCACCTAACAACGGTGCCTCAAATTCAACCTCCACCTCTAAATTAACTGTATATTTGAATAACATATTATATGTTTTATAATCCTAAAACTTTTAATTGGTCAATGGTATGTTTTGCACTAATGTGATGAATACCGATACCTCCAGCATCTCTCCAACCTTGAATATTATCCAATCTATCGTCAATCAAAATATTCTTAGGTCCCGCAAAATCTTTCTTATGTTTTGCACTTCTTAGTATCAAATGAACTCCCGGTAGTTCTTTGTAAACCCAATCATGTTTAGCAACTCTTGATACCTCTTCTCTAGAAGGTGCTGACAACAATTCGGGTTTATGTTTTTCAATATATTTCCATAATCTTTTTCCATCGTTCATCCACTCAAGATTTATCCAAAAGTCGTAACCCGCTTTATTAATTGGGTCCCAAAAATTGGTGTCTGTCCTGTGTTCACCATCAAGATCATCACCTGTTAGTTTTTTGTAACCTTTATCGAAATCAACTAGGACCCCGTCCATGTCGCAATATAATTTATATTCACTCATCGTTGTTTGTATGTTAATCCGTAAAATTCGTAATTCTTTTTAACCGATTCCAATTCACCAAAATGAATTGCCTCCTCTTCATCCTTGAATATGGCATCAACGGGACATTCGGGAACACAAGCACCACAATCAATACAGATGTCAGGGTTTATATAAAGTTGTTTACCAATCAGTTCATCCTTACTTAGTGAATCAACCTCTCTACCCATACCTTCACGACTGATTGGTCCATTGATACAATCGACTGGACATACCTTAACACAGGCGGTGTCACAGGTAGATATACATTTGGAACCTATAATATAACTCATATATCAAAGATAAACAAATTAATTCAAATATCCAAAAAAATACAAATAAAAAACCCCACAATTTGTGGGGTCAATTACAAATATATTTAATCTTATTATTTTACACCTAATATTTCACCGGTTTTTGCGTTCATCACGTAAAATCTACCATCTTCCCCTTTGGCAACACCTAAAACAACACCATCTCCCTCAACACCTTCGGTGGTTTCGGTGTCAATTGAATCCTCATTCATTTGTTCGTTAACAATATTTGTAACGATTTTTTCTATATCTGACTGTTTTAATTTAACTATTTTTGACATGTTTCCTTTATATATAAATACTCGTTATTAGGATTTTTTCTTGTGAATACCCTTCTTTTGGTTCATCTTACGGGTGGCTTTACCCATTTTGATTCTATTTTTCTTTTTTTGTTCTGTTTTTGTCATATGAATAAATATAACAAAGGGCACAAAAAACCCCGATAAAGATAACAATATCGGGGTTTATAAACTACTAGTTAATTCCTTTGAATAACTTAGGTACCTCACCATAAACAGGTAACTTACCATCCCATTTATTGATGTATTCCAATTGTAATAATAATGGGGTCAATGTTACTTGTTTCATTCTATTTGATTCGGCCTCAGCCTTTGCTGATGTTAACATAGCTTGGGCGTTACCTTCCGCTGTTGCAACTTTAATTTTGGCCTGTGCCTCGGCGGTCTTAACCTCATTCTCAGCTCTCAACGCCGCTTGAACCGCATTGTTCTTAGCCTCGATTGATTTCTTGAATGTTTCAGGATAAATCAAATTAGATGTGAACTGATTAATAATGAACCCCTCTTTTAATAGTTGTCCATCTAACAATCTACGAACCTCCACCTCAAACACTGCTCTATTTGAAATCAACTCGTCTGCGGTGTATTTGTTAGTTGCCAATCTGAACGCATCGTACACTGCAGTCTTTAAGAACCCTTCCTCGATATCTTCCAATGGTCTACGATACTTACTAAAAATAGCAGGTACTTTATCTCTTTGAACTGAGTAGTTCATGATAGGTGACACACTAAATTCAGATCCATCTTTACTGTTTACTACGAATGAATTCTCACCTTTATATTCTTTATGTTGAATGAACGTTGGGAACTCATAAACGGCGGTTGTAAGTGGGTTATAGAATACCATACCCGTAACCGCAACCACATCATCCACACCTTTGTTATCACCATACTGATTAACTTTAACACCTACATGTCCTGCATCAATTCTCTCGCAAGAGAAGAATAAAAATGTTAATGTAAAAAATCCTGCCACTCCGATTAAAATACTTTTCATAATTTTTGTTTGTCTTTCTTTTTGTTTATTATTAAATTCTAATTCCATTTGGTCTAACTCTTCTTCAGACCTTTTATTACCATGGTCATCCCATCGTAGATTGTATCTATTAAATTTTTCCATATTGTTTTTAATTTTCTACTATTTCATATGTCATTTCAAAAATATCTGGTTTACATGGATAGTACTCACCTTGTACTCCTCTAATGATGTAATCACCAATTGATGCAATCATCTCACCTTCTAAGGTTGGTATCTTAATACATTGATTACCTTCCGAATCTTTTGAAACAATAAAATGTGACACTTCATTAATTGAGAAGCAATCTAAACATCTAAAATTACCATCGTACTGTACCGCATCTATTACTACGGGTTTCTTTCTAAATCTTGCCATATTACTTTTTATTTTTAGTTACTGATTTTCTAACTTTCTCTTTATTGTTAATTTGAAACTCACCCAATACCTTTTCGGTTTTTGGTTTTGTTCTAGTCTTTACAAATGGTTCATCACTTTTAACTTCAGGGAATTGTTTGGTATTTCTTTTCTTTTTAATAATCTCTTTCTTTGGAATATAGTCGTACTCCGTTTCACCCGGTGTTATTTCTTCTTGAGATAAAAAACCAAATAACTTTTTCCATTGTATAAAATGGAATACAAATAAAAGTGAGAAGATACCAATCAATAATGAAAGGATGTTTAAGATTGTGTCAGATGTCGTTAAACCTGGAAATACAATAAATTCAAAAGTTAAGATGAGTCCTAACACAACTCCCACAACTGCCAATACATTAGTGTCAAATGTTTTCTTTAATAGTTCTTTCATATTTTTGTTTTTAAATTTCAACATAAATTGGTGTTTGTTCACCCACATATGACCCAAGTACATTATGGTCTAAAAAATCCATCGCATCTTCGAATGTCATTTTATCTCTCTCCACCAAAATCGCTCTCATTTTATTGATGTCATAAACCAGTCTCATCTTAAGAGCCTCCACTCCTATTACCGCTTCATCGAAACCATCGACCATTAATAATTCTTCGTCTTGATACACCTCAAGTATTTCTAATAATGTCATAATAAAATATAGATAAAATATTTTAAAATAAAAAATTACAAATCAAATTTAAAAATACAATTATCAACCATCTGTACAATTTTATAATCTAAGTTATATTTTTTTATTAGTTCAAATGTTATGTTAATACCGTCTCTTGCATTTGGGTTTTTAATTAATTCTTGTTCTTTCAATATCTTATGGTCTTCAAACATTCTAACCATATTTTCATCCTTCTTTATGAAAATAGTAACAATTGGGATACCACCATAAAAAACTGTTGCATATGTGTCTTTACAATCATTAGAGTTTTCTTCGTTTTTATATGCATTTATTCTACCAAAAACACCAAATGGTTGTGAAAATATTATTGGGTATGTGTTGTCTTTTATTTCACTTGATAGTTGTTTACTCTTTAACGATTCTTTACCGTCAGGTCCGTGTATACTATTGTTGTTTTTTGGTGGTAGATTTAAAATTTCTCTTTGTATTTCTTCTCTCCACTTATAATTGTAAGTTAATTGTAGAGTGTCTGTTTTATCTAAAACTTTAATTTTTTCTTGTAAAGTCAGTAATTTAAATTCCTCAATTAATTCATCTAAAGTTAGTTTTTTATTATCCATTAAATTTTTTTATCCTTCAACACCTAACATTTCGTCTAAGTGATGATCTAAGGACCCCAATTCGGACCCTATTTTATGCTTTTTAAGCTCTTTCAATAATTCTTTCAAATCATATGGCATGAACCCAACACTACCATCCATTCCTACGTCCATTCTACGACCATTACTGACCTTTTTATTGTAAGGTAGGTGACAGTGTCCATGTAAGTGAATACGTCCCTTACGAAGACCATTCCAACTTGAAATGGGGTAGTGACAAGTTTCAATTGTCTCACCTTGATATTCAAATTGTTCAAACCAACTCACACTCTTGAATAGTTCTCTAACATTACCACGATTTCTATCAATGTGATGGTCATGATTTCCTAATATCAAATGAATATTTTTACAAATCAATCTATTGTGAAATTCTTCAATGGTTTCGAATCCACTGAATGACCAGTCACCTAAATGAATTAGTACATCATCTTGACCAACACATTCATTAATGTTGTTTACGATGGTGGCGTTCATTTTTTCAATGGTTTCAAATGGTCTTGTTTGTGCCTCGGGAACTGACCCATCGGGCATACGCCAATTGGTTACACCTCTACAAATATTCTTATGTGAATAATGTGTGTCGGATGTTATCCAAACTTTTATATTGTTATCTATTTTTATCATCCTCTAAAAAATTTAAAATCTTTTTTTATATCTGGTCTTCTATTTGGTGGTGGTGATATCGGTGGTGGGGGTGGAATGGTTCTAAACCAAGTAGGGGTTCTTTGTTTATTGATTTCCCCCATTGTCCGAAACCATCCTATGTGTCTATCATTTCTTTCTTTCTCTTTCTTACGTTTTTGTTTTATGATTCTTTCCTCATCATCCCCAATTAACAATGCTAATATTGGTCCCAATATTATCGCACCTATTATGATATCCAAACCTAATGTCCAACGTTTACTATGATAGACCATAACATATGTGGCGGACACCATCCAAAAGAATACCAAAACAAAAATTAACTCGTTACTCATATTAACAAAAATCTGTTGATGATGAAACTCTTAGTCCATCGATTATTAAGTCATCATATTTTTCATTATCTGTCCAATAAGAACCGTGACCTTTGGCCCTTTCTTTTAAACGATAAATTTCATTAACAACTTGACCATCAGGTTGTCCCCACTCAAGTGCCATTGTAATGAACTCCTCAACATTTTGTTCTTCCCCATATTCATCGACCACACGGCCCGAACGAATAAATTCTAACAACGATTCTTTATTGTGATAATATTTGTCCTTATGAAAGTTCCAACAGAATTTCCAACCAGCACTTCTCTTTCCAAGATGTATGGATGTGTCTTCTAAAAACATATCCCAAGGTGAAAACCATTCCCAATCTTTTCTTGGACTGATGGTTCTAAATCCACCTTCAATATTTTCTGGCAATAAATCAAGATTGGTTACAAAACCAATTAGAGTTTGTTTACGAGCCTCCATTTCCTCGTGTGTCGGTACTCGATAAAAATTAGTTCCCAATGTGTATAAGTTTATTAAACCAAATATAGATATTATTTTTGATATTCCGAAATATAACAACAAAAAACCCCTAAATTTCTTTAGGGGTTTGTAACGAAACACTAGTGTGTCAATCCGTAGATACTATCCACGGAGGGGTTTTAATATTTTAATTAAAGGTCAGAACCGATTTTCTTTGTAACATCAAATTTCTGAACGTTTGCCAGTTTTAAAGTTTCAATTGGTTTCATTGCCATTATTCTATCTTTCAATTCATCCAACGCCTCAATCAAACCAGATTTGATTGGTAAACTGTCCATTACTGTACGTTCTTCGTTGAAGTCTTCGCCACCCTCTAAAGGTATTCTTTTACTAATTGTGATTTCCTTATCTAAATCTAGACCTCCGTTTAGGTATCTATCTTCTTTTAATTTTCTACCGAACTTAGTCATAAATTTAACGGTCCAAAGATATTCTTCGTTTGTTAAAACTCCACTAATTTTGAAATCCATTCTAACTGTCACATCTAAATTATCTTCATCGAAACCATATTGGTCTAACATATATGCCGGAGTCTTACCGTAATATTGTTTTGTGTTTTTTCTTGTTTCTTCCCAACGTTGGTAGTTTCTGTTGAACTGACGTGCTAAGTGATATGATTTATATTCTTCCGGTGTTTCTTTTCCGGTAATTCTCGAAGTAACAAATTTTAAGAACTGTTGAGCTGACTCATATGAATTAAAAGTATGGGTTGCATACTCAATTCTATTATTACTTATTTTACTGTATCTATCAATATGTTTTCTATCTCTCGCTCTTACTTCAGGAATACTTAATCTCGATAATTTTTCCGAAATCTCAGGAGAAGCCATATATTGTTCAACCAATGAATTTAATGATCTTTTGATTTTAGTTTCGGCAGACATTTTGTTACCAGATGGAACGTATTGTGTTCCTACTTTTAAACTTCTTGGTTGACATTTAGTTCTATTACCGTCTACGATACATACTCTATCCTGACCTAATTTATTTGCAATACCATCTAAAAATTCTCTATTTTCTTCAATGAACGATTCTAAATCTTGTCCCGCTAAAAAGAAATATGCCTTCTCTTCACCCTCGATTCGATTTGGATTTAAAATCCAACCATCGGGATCTTGGTCAGTACCACCGTTAGACCCATCTTTAAAGATTGGTTTATGTTTACGTATTCTACCTCCGTCGTCCTGAGTCCCTTTCGGTTTATATGCCATCTCACCCATCTCCGCGTGGGATTCGATGATGAGATTAAGTAAATCTTTCTTTAATATTTCTTTCATTTGTGGATATTCTTATAATAATATAAATACTCCTAAAAACAGATTAATTAAGCAATAGATGTGTCCATGAAACTATCCATTTTTCTTCCCCCTTGTGCAATTAACGAGTTCGGACTTCCCTTTCTTCTTTCGAGGAACATTCTGTTTAATTCTTCAGGGTCAGTTACACCTTCACTAACAGCTCCATTAATTACTTTAGCAAACCTTTGAAACCATCCTGGTCCATTGTATGTTGCGTATATAAAATTGAATGTTAATTTAGCACTTGAGTTAACGATTTGTTGAGTATCGGGATTTAAATAATTTTTAGTGTTTGTCAAATATTCTCTCTTTGTCATTTCCGCAGATAATTCCCTTAATTTGGTTTCGTATTCTCCACCCATATAACCCCATGGCCATTTACTTGAAGCATCTGCGTCATCTAATATTTTAAAGAATTGTCTACCTTCTTCACTTCTTGACTCCCATTCTCCTGTTTTTCTATCCATACCAAACATAGTCTCACCAGACCCACCATATCTACCATCCTTCACTCTACCGTCCTTTAACATTTTAGGATGGTAATATCCACCCTCTAACTTATCGATGATTATATTGTTCATCTTAGCAAAATCAGTTGCCGCAACACCAGCAAGTGTACCCACTTTCTTTTTAAGGTCTATTAATGTTTTTAAATCTTCACTGGTAACTCCTTTTGATTCTAATTGATTTACCATTGTTACAACCATTTCAGGTGTAAATGTTTCATTTGTTCCGCCAGTTGATGAAGAACTATCCATACTTGGGTCGTAATCTGAAACATACCCACTATCTATTTTACTTGCCATGTGGGCATTAAGTGTTTGTCTTGCCCATCCAGGAATTGAACCACTACTATGGTCAGAACCCCACGCTACTTTATTAGGTCTAACATCGATATGAATAACACCGGGAGAATATACCCCAATACCACCAATACCGTTTTTAGATGCAATTTCAACAAAACGTAATGTATCTTCCTTAGTCTTGTTAGATAATACTATGTCAACTGCTTTATGTAGTAAATGTTGTGATTGTTTCGCACCATGTACTCTTTCATTATATTCAGGATCTCGGTAACCTGAGGTTATCTCAAAAGGTTTACCATATTCAGATGCGATTGTGTCTATTTTATTTTGTAATGTAGTATCGATATCATTATTAACCTTACTACCCACTTTTATGTTCCCACCACCCGTATATGGTGATGACCCCTCAGACAATATATTGTTATCCCTTTTAAAATTTCTAACTGCAATTGCGGTCTCAGGACCAAATAGACCGTCAACACCATGTTTTGGTAAATCATACCCCAATAAAATTAACCCAATTTGAATTAATTCTACGTTTTTTTGGTATTCCATTGAACCTAACCTCTGTTGACTCACGGGTTCGGTGATAGATTTAAGGTCGGCAAAGAATTTTGTGACGTCATTATCTACAAAATCCGCCTTCTTTGGGTCGTCAACTTTATTCGAATCGGAAAACGATTTCAATCTTTTAGTAAGAGTATCTAAAAATCCCTCCTCACTAATTATCTTTTTACCATATGTTAGAGTATGTATTCTTTCTAACTCTTCTATAAGTGACTTTTTCATATTAATATAAATATCGAGAAATTACATAATCTGATTTTTATCATCATCATCTTTTCCCCAATTAAGGAAATCGTCCCCTTTATAATCAGGATGGTTCTTTTTCATGTACTCAATACCAACAACCCATCTCCAAGATATGAATCCAATTACTATAAACATTAACCCAAACAAATATATGTATTCCATTATAATAAATATTTTAAAATTTTCTCTTTGATGCCGGTCTGTTTAATTCCCTCCGAACCTGACGGAGTCTCAACAAAATTATCCAACCCCCACTCATTTTCGTAGGGTACACTATAATCCAAACCCGTCTTGCCCATTCTTAAATCATCGATAGATACCCAATGGGTTATTTCAGGATGGTCAACAAGATATTGTTTAATCTCAATAGTTCTGGTTTGTTCTAATTCCCAAGCACGTGACCATATAAATCCAGCAGGATATGCTTTGATGTACCAAGTACATTGACCTAAGTTTGGGGTGAAGTCTATCGGTTTCTTTTTGATTCCTTGTGACTCATAATATTCACCCATCTCCTCAACAGTGGCCCATCTTTTCCAATCAGATGAGACAACAATTTCAGCACCAGTTTCTTCCAATATTTCATTTAAAACTTTGATAGCCTTTTTATTAAAATTATCAAAACGGGACATAACCGGTAATGATGCAACCGATTGTGATAGTTTTCTACCCACCTCTTTTTGTTTCTTAAACCTACCACCCCATTCGGTGGACAAACATATAACCCCATCGTGGTCAAGAAATATTACTTTCATTTTTTCTTCTTTTTATTATTAACCTTAATGTATTAAAAATACCCAAAAACATAAAGATTTGAACCGGCCAAAACGGTAAATTTTGTAATTCATGTAACATCCAAAAAACATTCATGAAAACCCATGAGGTCAATGTTATGTTACTATCTCTATTGTTCTTTTCGGTTAAAAGAAGGTACAATGTTAAGATTGAAGTTGGGATTACCATGAATGTTGCCATCCACGTAAACTTCAGACACCAAAATATATCTTTTAACAACCACGAAATTACGTGAAATTCTTGTATATTCCAACTTTCTTTAAGTATTTTCATTGACATACTGAAGTTGTGGTGACCAAACCCCCTCAGATATAAACGTTGGTTTGTCATTTCTATCAATCATAACCCATTCAACATTAACAATACCCCAAGGTTCAAATTGTTCTAATACGTCCTCTAATGTGAAACATTTACAACTGTAGATGTCAAACTGAGCCATTGCTGGTTTATGTTGGTCCCAAATATGTATAGACGAGTGAGACGTTGCAAGTGTTACTGTTCCTGTTAATCCTTCATTACCCGGATAATCTACGTAAACACTCGTGGGTCCACCAACTACTTCCATCTTGACTTTATGAACTAAATCAACAAACCATTTGTTGAGAACATCCACCTCTTTTGGTGGATTTGTGATCCAAATCTTCATTAGAAGATGTTGGTGATAAGGTACAAATTCTTCCTGCATTAATATGTTTTTACTATTACATATATATGTCAAAATTGTATTTTTTGAAGAATTGTATAAAATTATTTTATCATCACATTGTACACTGATGATATGATATAAAAGGAGAATTTAACCACCCAATATACCAACATTGCACCAATACAAATGGCGACCAAATATCCAAAATTTTCTAATACTTTAACTATCTTATTTTTCATTTTTATATGTTTTAAATGTTTTTTTGAATTGTTTTTCGTATACTTTTAATTCCTTGGTGTCCATCCCATTGTACAAACCAGTTGACATAAATGCATTGATTTCATCGTCAAGGATTTTCTTATCGTCAACATAACCCATTTTAACTAATTTCTTTTTTAACTTTTCGTAATGAACTGGTTTGATATTACTAATTAATTTGGTAACCTCTTTTTTATAACCCCTATTAGTGTAATATAATCCGTGAGCAATCTCATGGTCCATAGTTCTTAAATCCTTAGAGCTTGCACCAATCAAATACCAATCACATCTTGTTCCTTCATTTTTATTTTGTGAATCGATTGCACAATAAAAATAAATGTCATTCATGAACATTACTTGGGATATTATATCCTGCCCAATCATCGGGGTATGTGAATGTTCTTTTCTTCCAAGCCGTCTTATAAAATCTCATATACTCCATCCAAGTAAATGGTTTACCTCTAAACTTCTTATACGGTGATTCGTAGAACTCTTGATATCGACAGAACAACATTGCTCTATCATAATCATCATCAACTAACACACAATATATACGTGGGGCAACTTCTTTAACTACACCTTTAACTAAAGGATGTTTAATCTTTTTCATTTGGTATTTTATTAATTTGTCTGAGCATGTTTATTGTTCCAAACACAGAGAACACCGCAAAAAAAACAAATCCTAAAATGATTAATATTTTCATAATAATGGTTTTATACTAATTTTTTATCATTTATGTTATTCAAGATATTATATAATTTTGTTGCCATCAATTCATTTCCTTTAATTCCCATATGTTCATCCTTTGATGCACCATTTGTTTCATGTTTAATTAATAACTTTTGTTCTCCCGCCCACTGCCACATTGGGTATTCAAATTTGTCACTAAACCATACAAAATTATAATCTCTTTCTAAATTATTTCTTGATAAAAAAGTATCAAAATCCCCCGTATCATTTAATATATAATTTAAATTATTCAACTTTATAAATGACATAAATCCCAATAAACCAGTCATCATTTTTGTTTTATGTACTTCATCATCTATGAAATTATAAAAAAAGTTACTTATGTCTTTATGAATTTTATAAATATCCTTAGGATTATGTCCATTGGCGGCATCTGTTTCATCATCCGGTGAACATATATTCCCAATTGTCATGTTAACATGTCTTTTTAATTCGTTTGAATAATATTCGTCTCTCCAACCTGGTGGTACTTCAAAAATAAATAAGGTTTCATTTATATCTTTTTTATTTTTAATAATATACTCGTATGTTTTTCTAATCATTCTAGTTATAGATCCACCTGACGCACCTTCGTTAACAATATCAACACCGAGTTTTTTTGCTAGAATATTTGGATAAGCAAAATCTAAATGATCTTTCACTTCAATGTTAAATTTTTCTTTATATGCTTTTTTTACCTCATTGTGTATAAAACCACCAGCAATACATTGGCTACCACCACTTACGAATATTTTTTTTATCATTTTTTTATTTTTATAAACAACTTTTTAAAATCTCCCTACAAAGTTCTTCAGGTATTTTACTTCTTTCGTATGCGTTTGCTCTACCCTGTGTTCCTGTTCTTGAACCTCTAGGTGCTGCAACGTGACATGGGTCACCATTCTTACACATTGGTTTTGGTGTCCACACTTCACTGTTAGTCCATATGTCGGTTGGTTTCATTCGTTCATCACCATATTGACAATATGTAACCGAATTCTTTTTTAATCCCTTAACGACGTCTAATTTACGAAGAACTCCACGTGGGTTTTCCATGAACCAATAAGTTGGTTGAAAGTGTTCGATAATCTCCAAAGTCTTCTTAACTAATTCGATACCCAACTTCGCCGTTTCTGTTTTAGGTATGTAAGCACCTTTACCTCCCGCCCAATGATGACCAATTGCTGCAACACTAAATCCAGTACATGGAGGTGATGCCCAAATGATATCCGGTTGAAAGGGGACTTTGGTAACATCAAAATCTAAAATACTAATTGGGTAATGAATACCTTCAAATTCAATTAAATCTGACGAAAAGACTTCCATTCCTAATTCCTCAGCAATCTTCCCAACAGAACGACTACCAGCAAATAATTCTAACACTTTCATTAACGTAAGTGTTTAAATTTGTTTGCAAGATTGTTAATGAAATTTTCTTCTTCTAATGTTAATAAGTCTCTACACTTTGCTAATTTATCGAGACTTCCCCAAAATATTTGGTCATTGATGTTTGGTTGACGAACACCATTGTTTTTACTAGTTGTTTCTTCCGAAGGTTGGATATATCCATCTTCTTCTAAGATTTCAACTAACCTTTTTAATTCTCTGTTGTTACAAGATTCAACGAACTCACTTGGGTCGATGTCTACTTCTGCTGTAAATTCTGGCATAATATTTTGTTTTATTGTTTAATAAAAATATACAAAATAAAATTGAGAATAAAAAATTACAGAGAAAAACTTTCTCCACATCCACAAGTTCGACTTGCGTTAGGATTCACCCAATGAAACCCCTTTCCGTTCAGACCGTCGGAATATTCTAATTGTGTACCATAAAGATACAATACTGATTTTTTGTCAACCACAACCTTCATCACATTTAAATCGATGACCTCATCCATATCGGTTATTACATCATCGAAATCCATGGCATATGATAAACCACTACATCCACCACCTTTAACCCCTACGCGTAAAAAATGAGTGTCGGGTGTTAAACCTTCACTCGCCATTAATTTAATAACATGTTCAAGAGCCTTATCTCCAATTGTAATCATAATAATAAATACTACTCTATCAAATCTTCTAAATCGACATTATGTTCTGACATTATCTCATATATCTTTTCGTAAACCATTTCAAGTGCGTCGTATTTGTCCATTTCTTTTCCTTCCATCGACCACTCTAAACCTTTCTTTGTGTTATGTGTAATATCCCATAATACTAAGGCCATGTCAAGAGACTTCACCGCTCTTTTATGTGCAAACAAATCATCTCGGTCATTCAAATCATATTCTATTTTCGCTTTCGCCATAAGTCACTTAGTTTTCTACCTGGTTTAGTTATTCTACCGCCTTCGTCCATCATCGGCGCCCTATAAATTTCAAAAGCAAACCATAATCCAATTACGATTAAAAGTATTCCTAATTTTATCATAACGTTTAATTTTTAATTTGTTCCACATATTTTGATTTCCAAAACTGCCACCACTTACGCTTAATAATTGGTCTACATTCCGAAAAAGGATTGTCTCCGAATGATGCTCTGTTTAGATATTTTGACGATAGTACATTAAAAAATATCTCATGATACTTCTTATCAATCTTTGCAAAATCAGCGATTATATCGACAGTTAATGCAATTGGTCCTTCTTCTGTATGAACTATAAATTGTTCGTTTAATTTAACAATTGAACTTGTTTGTACATTGATGTATGAACCATCACCAATGTGAAAATCTGTATTTGTTTCACTCATGTTACTCAGTTTGATGACTATAATAGTCTTCGTATTCTTTTTTTACTTTAGGATATTTGTTTAATATTTCATCTCTTGTTAATTCATGTCTACCAGCATCAACTTTCTCAATAAACAATTCATCATATAAACTATCTGCTCGATTGGTTAATTGATTCTTTTCAATATCCCCACCTTGAAGAAATTCATACTCTTCTTTACATCTTTGTAACTCATCTTGTTGTTGGAAATATAAAAATATCATCATGATTAACCCCAAAAGAGACATTGCAATACCACCCCTAAATTTAGTTTCGGTTGTCATTAATCTAAGTTTTTAATATCGGTTAATGTTTTTTCAATTTCTTCTTCCGAAAGATAACCAAGTACGTCATCTGTAATTGGTGTGTCATATGTTATCCCACCGTCTTTACCAAAGACAGCCAATTCATATAAACCTTGAGGTCCACCGTATGTGTGTGGTCCCTTAACGATGCTTGCCCCGTATCCATTTGGAAATTGGACTATGCACTGTTCCCCAATTCCCATTGGATGGGTTTGGAATTTCAGTTCTTGAAACACTGTTGTGTCGAAGTTGTTCGTTGGTCTTTCTGTTGTTTTCATATTAAAATATTTCTTCAGCAATACCTAAGACTTCTGCGAGTCCTAATAAAATTGCGGCGATTTCTAAACGTCCTTGGAAGAGGGAAAAACAGGCACCAAATCTGATGCCTGATTTTACAATACTTATCCAAAAATGACTATTTGATTTTGATTCTTTCGGTTCCATAATCTAATATACTTATTTTTTTTTGGATTTCAAAACTTTTTGTGATTCAATATAATTGTCAATGAAGTTGATTCTTTGACCAATCCAATACATTACGTTGACCGTCATTGAATTACCAATCGCTCCCTTAACACTTGAATATGATGGTTTCTTGCCATCAACTTCAAAGTCTAAATAACCATCAGGAAATCCTTGAAGTCTTTCAAGTTCTCTTTCGGTAAACACACGAATTGATTTATTGTCAATCCAATAGTTTGATGTTGATACTTTACCAAACCCATCAACTAATGTTTGGGCATATGATTTAGTTACTGTACCTGCGAGTTTAATGTGTCCGAGAATATTTTGGGTGTACTCATCCCTCTTGATTCGATTCTTCTCTTCAACGCTTTCAAAACATCCTTCTTCAAATAATACTGAGAATGGGACTTTCCAATTTTTTCCACGATATCCGACAATGATGATTCTTTTGCGTCGTTGGGGAACTCCGAAGTATTGGCTGTCGAAAACCCGATAAGCGATTGAGTATTCTTCTCCTTGGACGATTCCTTGTTTGTCAAGGTCTTGGACTTGGAAGTTAGTACCAGTGAAAGAGGAGATGATTTCACACAACGCTCTTCTGTGTTTTCTCTTAAAAACGCCTTCGACATTTTCCCAAACGAACCATCTTGGTCGTTTGTCTTCAAGAATTTCTCCATACTTAAGGGAGAGTTGACCACGGATATCATCCATTCCTTTGTTGAGTCCTGCATCGGAAAAAGATTGACAAGGCGTTCCTCCGACCAATACGTCGAAGTTGATTTTTTTGTAGGTTTCATAATCGTTTAGTTTAGTTAAATCTGAAAATAAGGGAACGTTCGGGTAGTGATGTGATAATACTTTTTGAGGGAAAGAGGCGAAGTCACATAAACCTTCACACTCCCAACCTAGTGGTGACCAAGCTACTGTGGCAGCTTCAATCCCACTACATACTGAGAAATACTTCATTTGTTATTTAGTTTAGTTGTTTAAGAACAAGACAAATTTAAGAAGTATTTCTTGAAATCTCAAAAAAAATTAAAATATTTTTTTTAATTGATTATCAATTAGTTATGAAGTCGTATTTTTCCTTTTTCCACTCCAAATTCATGTACTTACCGAATCTATCGTTTAAAATATCCGTGGCATCGTTGAAAATAGGTAAAACCGGAGTATTGGCTTTACCGTAAGATTGTACTAACTTACCTTTTCTGTATTGTAAATTGATTCTTTTTCTTTTATGTTGTAGCGCCACAAAAATATACAAGGATCCATGTTGAAATTGTTTAGACATACAGTTTTTCATATTATATCCCTCTAATCTAAATTCATCTTCATTCATTAAAACCTTTGGTTTAAAAATATTATTACCAATCTTAATCTCCTGTTCTATGTCATTTATAAATTCTATTGGTAAATCGTATCTTACTTTATATCCACGAGCAAAATGAAATTTTATACCCGACCAAGACTCCATATGGTTTTCAAATTCATTGTCATTCTTTGCTTTAAACTTTAAAACAACACCTCTTGATTCTAATAAATCACGAATTACAAAAAGTTTATTAAGTGAATACACCAGTGAGTCGGTTTTAATTGATTCGGTTTCCCAATTGTTTATAATTTTCACCATGCAATTTTTTTCAGAATCGTTTTTTAATTCATGTATTTTATTGTTTGGTGGAATGTCATAACAATGAAGTTCCCAAGGTATTTTTTTAAGATATTCTACGTGATTTTCACCGAACAGTTTACACAAATAATTTAATGAACTTAAATGTGTTGGTCTTTCTAAAGTTTTATTAAGACAACTTATTAGATATTTCGATTTGATTCCGTATGAATCTAAAACCGATGGTAGAAATTTATTATCGTTCTTCTGTAACCATTTCTTTTTTGGATAGTCATTTTGTATATCAAAATATACATTGTTATGTCCTTTAATTCCTTTAAGGTTTAAGTGAAAATCAACTAACATATCATATAAGAAATTAACCTGATAGTCACCCTTTAAAATTTTATTTTTAGTGTAGTCGGAATTAAATTTATCTTTTATTTTCTCATAAATGATTTCCAAAATTTGTTCTGTACACCTTGCATACTTTACACCCCAGTATCTTATTCTTTTCTCCCCTCTTTCAAATCCGTTTTCTGTTAAATCTAACAATAATTTAAAATCATTTTTTTTAATTCTTGTTGAGTTTCTGAACATCTTATCGTCTGTAAGATTCTCATTTAAT